AGGTACCCGAATTCTCTCCTGATGTTTGTAGCTCTATTCGTAAGCCAGTTGAATAAGTTGAACTCATTTAATCTCCTAATAAAGTTTTAGTTATTATTTCAAAGTTTGTCAAAACTTTTTTATGCAGCTTGATGAACTTCTGTCCAACTTATGGCTGAGTTAGAATCATCTACAGCGGACCAGAAGGTTCCTTGTAAATTCCCTGTACTACTTGTAGCAGAAACTCCAGTAACTGTAAAGCTTACATCTATTCGAATTTGTAATGCTCCAGTGCTTAATGTTGCAGCAACACTTGGTGCTTCATATACGCTTGACTGTGAAGCATCTCCGATAGCAGAAGTCATTGAAATACCTGTCAAAGCGACTGTTGCGCCAGCAGTTACTACGCCATCTCCCGTTAAAGAAGACATTTGAGTATTAGTGCCATTTACAGTAACAGGAGCGGATCCTGAAATTGTTGGGCTACCTCTTGAGGATGTTAGTGCAATACCTGTTGGTGATACAATAGCATTACCAGTTACAACTTCTGTACCAAGACTTGCTGATAAAGCATTACCTGAAGGAAAAGCTGTTTTACCAATTTCAACGGATTCAGTTCCTATAGATATATCAAGCTGTGGTTCACTCGCTGCAACAACTGTTACTTGTGAATCACCTGATATTGAGAATGTTCCAATAGATGATGTTGAGCTAACGCCAGTTACAAATACTGATGTGCCTGGTGTATTTGTAGAAGAAGTTAATCCGACACCTGTAATAGTAGGAGCAACAGAAATATTTATTGTTGGTGAACCAGTTGCCGTTGATCCTTGAACTCCTGTAAGAGCATAGGATTGAGCAGTTGTATTCCAAAGATTGTCACTCCATCCAATAGTGACACCGCTATCTCCTGCAACACCTCTATCCCAACCTGATTGAAATAAAGTGCTAGCAGTCTCATCACCAAGAGATACTGTCGTACCTAAACCAGTAACAGTATGAGTTGAAGATCCTGTAACAGTTTCTGTGCCAAGATTTGATGTAATTGCATTACCTGTTGCAGTTACTTCCGCAACACCAGTCCCTACAGCAGTTCCTGTAGTAGAGGTAGTGCTTACACCAGTAAGTGTAATGTTACAATCGCCCGTAAGCGTTAGAGAACCTAGAGATGACGTGAGGCCATTACCTGTTGCGTCAACGGGCGCAAAGGTATTCCATGCACCCGAATTCCAGGTTTGTCGACCCCATCCTTGAAGAGAGGCCATGTTTTATCTCCTTATGCGATCCTTAAAATTGCAGCAGTTGCTTCAGCAGCAGGGAACGTAATTGTAAATGTTCCTGAAGTTGAAGTTTTAACTGCGCCAAAATCTAATACGCAAACAGATGCATTGGTTGTCAAACCAGATACAGTTGAACTATTGTAAATTACAGCAGCTTGTGCTGAAATAGTTGCACTTGTAAATGAAATGTCAGAAAAATCACAAACAGCAGTATCTGTAGATAATGCTGGCGTAACAGATGTTAACGCACCGCCGCCTTCAGAATAAGTTCCTGAGTTTGCTACTTCGTCAGTTTGTTGAAATGCAGTTGTTGATTTGCTTAAAGTTGCTTCGTTATCGTATAGTGCTAGTTTAAAAGCGTTCCCTGTCGTTGCCGTAAAATTGTGTAGGCCTTTCAGGATCTCCACTTTAAAACTGTTACATACAGCTTGAGTAATTGCCATAATAATCTCCTATGGGTTCCTTGATTCGAGAGGGATACGAATAACGCCGTCCCGAAATTCGTCTCTACGATCACGCCCCATCTCATATGTGGCTAAAGATTGTACAGACTGATTATACATTTTATCGTAGTATTGTATCATATCCGCTGGACCTTTCAAGTATCCAAGTGCTTCTAAAATACAACCATACAACAGCACGTTTGGAGCATTCTGACTTAACCAAGTTGAAGTGTTTGTACTTGTTAAACCAGCAGGCTTATACGTGTATGCGAGCTCTACAGTTAATGCAGCGTTCGGTGTTGGCGCTAAATAGTGTGTATCCTGGTCCCACATCGCATAATATTTAGGCGTGCCAGCACCAGCAGACGTTCTATCTACTGCGTATTCATTCATAAACGAAATATCTTTTTGTATCAAGAAAGTTCTATCATCAGAACTATCTATCAACTGTACATATCTCGTCGCCTCCCAATCAGAAGGCAGTGGTAAAAAAGGATTATTTACGGTTAAAGTAGCCGTATCATATTTTCTGTAGTAATTTAAATCTACTGTTCTTCTTACTTTATCTTCAATAGATTCAATAAAAGGTTGAATAAGGGTATTTGAAAGCACAGAAGTGCTTGTTTCAGTATAATTTCTTATATTATCGGTTAAATCAGAATAATCGGTCATGACGTGCTCACTGTAACATTTCCTGTCGAGCTATGCAATAAGGTAGGTTTATTTGGTCGTTGAAGACTTAAAGGCATCATGCTTTTTTGTGTGGAGGCATAAGCTACGCCGTTGGCATAAATATTGGTTACTGACATGTTAAGTGTTTGAAAATCATTTACTGTTACCCCATCTTGACCAACAAAAACTCTAGAATTAGCTATTTGAGGTTTTGCATACTCTAAAGATTGAGGATCTGTTACTTTTGGTAAAGGTTCTAGTTGAGGTTGTTTTGGTTCAAACTCAGTATAATGAACCCAAGAACCATTCCATTCTTGAACCATTTCATTATAAGGAAAAGCCATACCTGAACGATCAGATATGCGTTTCGCAAACTTACCAGATGCGTACTTTCCCATTAAGCACTCGGTAAATAAACTTTAGGTGTAAGAAATAAACTTGTTCTTTCACCATCTTGAGCTGCTGCTCTTTGAAACTCATCTTCATAAATTTGTTTTAAAAGTTGAATTCTATCTGGCGCTTTTTTCATAGCTATGTAATAAGCTAATCCAGCAGTTAAACATGGAAGAAATCGAAAAGGAATCTCAGCATTATTTGTGTAGGCCCCCGAGTCCTTCATCCGAACAAGAGCATAATATACTAGAGTGTACGTTGTATCTGCTGCAGGATATAGAAATAGCGTTGGGTTTATCGTACGTTCGAAATAGTATTGAGTTGGTCTTCCGCTGGTCGTTTTAACTGTATAATTTAAATATGTAGAACGACTAATGGATGTTGTTGAATATTCATTATTACTCGAATCACGAATTACAACATCGGTAATATCTATAATTTGTTGAGAATCATCAGCGCTTGAACCAAATAAATTTGTTCCTGTCAAAGAAGTTGTCGTTGCAGCAATAGATTTTTCTTGTTTTTGAATTGTCCAAAGATTTAATCCTCTGTTAGCCCATTCAGCTAACATAAGATTAATAGAACGTCGTGCGGTCTTTATATCGTAACCAGTACGAGTTTGTAGACCGCATCGTTCAAAAGCTTCTTCTGCTATATCATCTATAGAAAGATCAAAGCTAGCTGTTGAAGAATAAGTTGGCATTTATTACTTCTTCATCATTCCGCCGCCACGTTTTTTGACAGCTTTCTTTTTTCCTTTTTTAACAGCTCCGCCTTTGGCCATTTTCTTTTTAGGACCCATCATTCCGCCGCCTGCTCTTTTTTTCTTAGGGCCCATCATTCCGCCGCCTGCTCTTTTTTTCTTAGGGCCCATCATTCCGCCGCCCATACGTTTCTTTGCTGATTTTTTTACAGCTTTCTTTTTAGCTGATTTTTTCTTTCCTGGCATATCTACCTCCGAATATTCGTTTATAAGTTTTTGATCGAGATGCTACAACGTCTTGATAGTATCCCACTGGCCACTCCTTATAGTAACCAGATTTGTGTAATTTATCAGAAGCTTCCTGTAATAGCGAGAACTTTTGTATTAACATCATGGAATAATTATATCCCTCTTCTTCTGGCATTTCCTCTCCTGAAGGAGATACAAGAAATTCTTGTTCTTCTACATTTGCTGGATTGTCGGGATGAAATCCCATAAAAAATAAGTCTTTGGTATTATACCAGTCATTATACTCATCTATAACGTTTTGAAAATCATCAGTAGAATAGTTAAAATAAGGGTCACAGAATATAAGTAAATCATATCCTTCTTTCCCATAAATTTTATTATTAAAAGTTATATTGTCTAAATGATAATTAAGC